GCTATCAATAACGTTCTTAAAGGAATAGGAGATCAGCTTAAAGGTGATATCAAAGATAGCAAAGAAATAATAATAGATAGGAATATAAATATTGCTATGTTGTCAATAGATAAGAATCTGAATACTTTCTTTGCAAAGATTTCAGCAACTCTTGAACAAGAAAACAATCTTGACAAAAGCGATATATATTCCATACTAAAAGAAATTTCTGAAGATGAATAAAAAAGAAGAAATATTCTTTTCTGGTATAGATTATACTAGTGAGATATTTATACGTAGAGGTTTAATTTATTTTAAACGTACTAAAAGTATCTTCAGAACTGAACCAGGTGCCCTTGTTTTAAGTTTTTCAGACGATTTTTTCGTCTATGACATAGATAAGGGTACCTGTGTTAAACTAGAGTCTAAACCCTTTTATGACCAGCTTAGCTTATTTTATAAAGCAGGTATATCAAAAGAAGATGAGACTCTTATATATAACAAAGCTATAGATAATAACTTTGTTTTATTTTGTCTATTTAAAAGTCATAATTTTTAATATGTTTACACTTAATAATAAACATAAAGCAATTTTAGACTTAGATAAAGAAAAATATGATGTCAATTTCCAATGTGATTCTAACAGTAAACTTAATACTGTTGATGTAGAATATGCAATGGAACTAAATTTAAAATCTACTACCCCTAGGGTAATAGTAAATGGTGATGACACATATCCGAGATCTAATGTAGAATTTACTCTTGAAATAACTTCAGTTGAAGGAGAAGTAAAGAGAATTACATTAGTTGCAGATATTGCTAAACATTACAAAAAAGATAAAAAAAGTTTTATATTAGGTAAGGATTCTTTAAAAGAGCTAAATGCTTGTATATTAATTTAAAATGAAATTAATACTATTAAAGAACGTAGTAGGAATAAAAAATCGAGGTTTAGATAATGAGGAAAATATAACTCATGCTTATAAAGGAGATGCTGTTAACGTAGCTTATAAAAGACGAACACATTATATATGTGAAAAAGAAGGCGTAGAATTTATCGTCTTTCCAAGCCAGGTTGAACATATCTTAGAAGATATAAGAGAAGATATAACATTCGATGATTATCAAGAACCTTTATATAATATAGATGATTTATTTTATTCAGACTACACAGAAGAATCAGAAATATTCTGATAATATTTGTACTGATATAAAATTAGAAGAAGCTTTAGATAGATTATCAAAGTACACTACTCTTGCACTCGATACAGAAACATCAGGATTAAAGATACATTATCTAAAAATATTGATGTTACAAATTGGTACTCCTGATGGGGATCAGTTTGTGTTCGATATGAGAGGAATGTCAGTAGAAGGCATTAAGAAGCTATTAGAAGACCCGAGAATACTATACCTAGGTCATAACATTAAATTTGACTATAATGTCTTAAAACGCTTGAAAATAGTATTAAACAATGTTTATGATACTATGGTGGTGGATCAGGTTATATTTAATGGTCTCTATTCTATTTCAGATATATCTCGTTCAAAAAGATTCTCTTTAGCAGGTGTTTATAAGTATTACTTCAATACTAGTATAGACAAAGAAGTAAGACAACAATTCTATGGTATAACAGATAACGAATTTACTGAACAACAAATTCAGTATGGCGCATTAGATGTTGTATACCCTTTTGAGATTAAAAAGAAACAAGAGGAACTTATAGAAAAATATAACTTACAAACATGTGTTGACTTAGAGAATAAAGTATTATTGTCTTTAGGAGATATTGAGTACAACGGCTTTAATCTAAATAAACAAAAATGGTTAGATTTAAATGCTAAATATCAAATAAAAACAAAAAAGACTATAGAAGAACTTGACAATCTTATATTATCTTGTAATAAAAATAAGATAAGAAAATATGTATGTAATGCATATCAAACAGATTTATTTGATTCTGCTTTTGAAAACAAAAGAAAAACTATAATAAACTGGTCAAGTGATAAACAAGTCTACGAGATTTTAAATTCAGTTTTTGATATAAATCCTATTAATAAGGATAATAAAGCTAGTTCGAGTGCCAATGCTATTAATCTATTAGATAAAAGGTACCCAATCACAGATTTAATATTACAACTACGTAAAGAAGAAAAAGCTGTAACTTCATTTGGTTTAGACTATCTAAGAAAGTTTCAAGAGTTTGATAATAGAGTAAGAACTACCTATAACCAGATTGTTGAAACGGGTAGAATAAGTTCACGTAATCCTAACTTACAACAGATACCAAAAGAAGATGAGTTTAGGGAGGCTTTTGATGCTCCTGTAGGACGTAAAATTATAACTGCTGACTATTCAGCCCAAGAGGCAAGGATAATGGCAGATAGAGCACACGATGAATCATATATTGAATTCTTCAGTAAAGGAGGAGGAGATATACATAGCTTCGTAGCAACTAAGATGTTTAGTGCTTCGTTTGGTAGAGAATTTATAGTAACTTCTACTAATGAAAATAAAAGCTATAGACAAAAAGGTAAAACCTTAAACTTTGCTATAAGTTTTGGTGGGTCAGCATACACACTGTCTAGAAGTTTAAAAATAAGCGAGTCTGAAGCACAAGAGTTAATAGATGCTTTCTTTAAAGGATTTCCAAAGTTAAAGAAAATGTTTGATGAGAATAAAAAATTTGCTTTACAAAACGGTTATATTCTTACTAACGATATTATTAAAAGAATCAGACACTTTAAATATTGGAATACATATACAGAATTGTTAAAGAAAAAGAAATTAACTAACGAAGAAAGAACTGAATTACACAAACTTAAAGGAAAAATTGAGCGAAGAGCTTTGAATACTCCTATTCAAGGAACTGCTTCTGATATGATGAAGTTAGCTTTAATTTATATAAGACAAGAGTTATTGAAAAATAACATAATGCCTTATGACCTTAACGCTGAAATAAAATTAGTTAATGTAGTACATGACGAGTGTAGTACTGAAAGTACAGAAGATAAAGCTAATTTAGCTTCAGAAATACAAAAACAAAGTATGGAGAAAGCTGGCAGAATGCTAATTAAAAGCATAGAAATGGTAGCTGAACCTGCTATAAAAGATCATTGGGATCATTAACATTACAAAAACTTACTATAATTACAGATTAATTTATTAAAATTCACAATTATGGTAGTTGATGTAAATACAGAAAAAATATACAAGTTAAATATCAGTGCAGATGTATACATTCTATTGTATTTAATATACAAAAAGAATTTTATAACAGCTAAAAGATATTTGACTAAAAATAATGTCCTTACAGAAACTGTTTTGCAAGACCTAGTTGATAAAAGGTTAATACATAATTTAAATAAAAACAACGAATTGGACCTTACTAAAATACAAGTAAGAGAAAACTTTGTTGAGAATGCCATAAAAAATCCAAGTTTCTTTGAAGAATTCCTGGAACATTTCCCTATAAAAACTGTTCGTACAGATGGACAAACAGACTATTTGAGAACTGATTTAAAAAGATGTAAAGTCTTATATAATAGGTTAACAAAGGGAGATAGAAACTTTCATAATGATATTATAAAATACCTTGATGAAGAGGTTAAGTATAGAGAGAATAACAACCAAATGCATTTTATGAAACGCTTACCTAAATGGTTAGCTTCAGAAGAATGGGAAATATGGAAACTTAAACTCAAAGATACTAATAATACTATAAATGATAGTTTAGGTTATGGTCAATACTTAGAATAATATGTTACCTTATAGACACATATCTGAGGCAACTGATGATATTGTGAAATATATTCACGAGAGAAAGGTTGGTCAGGTAAAATCTTTACGTACAAGGTGGGATAAATTTAATAATCAATGCATGGGTGGTATTGAACCAAATACTATTTATACTATAGCAGGTATATCAGGATCTGGTAAGTCTTCTTTTTTAAACAGTCTAGAAACAGATTTGTTTGATTTAAACCCAAAAGAAGATTTTATAATATTATCTTTCAATTTCGAAATGCTATCTAGTAAACAAGTGGGTAGGAAACTATCTTACAGACTGAATAAAACAACACAACAGTTATATTCAGGTTTAACAGATGAAAAATTATCAGATAATGATATAGAACAAATCGAAAAAGAAGCAGTGAAAATTAAGAAATATCCTATCTATTATGTAGATTTGCCTGGTAATGCAGATGAAATAAAATCAACTATATTAGAATTTTCAAAACTAGATTTTGTAAAAGACAAATGGCTAATTATAACATTAGACCATGCTTTGTTAGCTAAAAGCAGACAAGGCGAACGAGAAAGAGAAACGTTATCTAATTTACAGTATACGTTTATGGAGATGAAGAAGTATAATAGAAACACTATCATACAACTTAGTCAAATGAATCGAGAGATTGAAGGTGCTGAGAGATTGTCAAATCCCTCAATGCATTTCCCGAGTAGACGTGATATTTTTGGTTCCGAGGCTTTATTTCAAGCTTCTGACTATGTAATAGTAATGCATAGACCAGAATTATTACAGCTCAAAAGTTACGGTGTAGGAAACTGGCCTGTGGCCAACATGATATATCTTCACTTTTTAAAAAATAGAGAAGGAGAACTTAAAGTTCTTAGCTTTATTAACAATCTAAAATTCAATAGGATTGATGAGTATGTTAAGGAATCTACTAATACTCCGAGTCTCACTTTATTTTAATTTTAATTTAATCTTAGGCTTATGTTACCAAATGCAAGAAGAATTAATTTCGTAGAAAGCGACTTTTCGTACCTGACTCCCAGAACCATTGTCTTCGTCAAAGAAAAGCCCAAATCGCTCCTGAATGACAAGGGTCAGTTCCTTGTTAAAATTGATGAGAAAACCCCCTATGTGGAAGAACTCGTTAAGAAAGCTCAGGATCTTAACCTAACTGTTTCCGGTGATGGTACTGCTCCCGTAGGACCGTCTGGAGATGTAAGGAAGGCCAACAATGGCGACTTCCTTTCTTTTGGAACCTCTTCACGTTTCGACATGAATTGGATCAAGCGCGCAGGATATGTGTGCGAAAATGGTTACAGACCTGTCTATACCATGACAAAAGACTGGAAGAAAATCAACGAAGCCCTTCAGGAATTCGCTGATAAGAAGAAGAATGTTAAACTTAACGATGGAACAAACATCCGTTTCCATTCAAGGTTCTGTGTTGTTGATGGAAGAGTCTATCGCTACGACACTGATGACATTGCTGTTAATATTCCCGTAAAAGTTCTTAAGGAAATCGTCCTTGAACTGGGTATTATTAACGTAAGGATTTACTAGTAGTTTCTTTATTAGAAAATAACGGTATTCTTTACAAATAGATAGCTGGGGGCACCTTTGGTGCTCCTAGCTTTATTTAAATAAAAGTTATGGCAAATAAAATTTTAATTTTAGGTCAGCCTGGTACAGGTAAAACATCTGCTGCTAGGAATTTAGACCCAGCCACAACTTTTATTATTTGTCCTGATGAAAAAGCTTTGCCTTTTAAAGGATGGAAACTAAACTACAAAACTGTTCTTAACGAGAGTGGTAAAGTAGATTTAACAAAAACAAATTTTTACAGAACTAGTTCCCCTCAGATTGTCAAGGCCATGTTAAAGGCTATTTCAGACAATAAACCTGAGACTAAAGTTGTACTTATAGATACTCTTACTGCCCTTATGATTTCTGAAAATATGAAACGTATTGGTGAAAAAGGTTTTGAAAAGTATAATGATTTTGCTTTTGATACTTATAGTATC